GAGTAAGAACAGACAGACTTGGTTGAAAGAGATGTAAGTTTATGGTCTGTATATAGAGGTATACACACAAAATAACCACTATATATAGATAAAAAATGAGCCGATTTTGCTAATAAAATAGGACTTTCATTGGGATTTTGAAAAAGGAGAAATAAATGTTAGAAGTATTAAATTTTATATTCAGAGACTTTTGGACATTTTGTGGCGTTGTAATTCTTCTATGTGTAATAGGAATGTATTGTATAACTGCACCAATATCAGCTATTACACGTATTTTTAATAAGGATACTGACGAGAAGGGAGAAGTAAATGATATACACAAGTTATTTTGGAAACCTTAAATCATTACCAGATAATGATATTATACCTATATCAATTTGTGGTAAAGCACCTGATTGGTACACAGGTCTTCAATATAAAAAACTTACACCTAAATGGAATTTCTTTAAAGAATGGAAAGAGAATCATGATAATAACTACTATATTAAATGTTTTAATGAGCAAATATTAGATAAGTTAAACGCTTATAATGTTGTTTTAGAATTAAGTGAATTAGCAGGATTTATAAACAGACATAAAGATATTTGTTTAATTTGTTATGAAAAACCATCAGATTTTTGCCATAGGCATTTAGTGTCTGAGTGGTTAAATAAAAATGGTTTTGAATGTAAAGAGTGGTTATGAATCGCTCGTTTTAAGGGGGAATAAAGATGCAGAATAATAAATTATTACCATGTCCGTTTTGTGGAGGAGAAGCAATTAAAGTAGCTTTTACATGGGCATGTATAGCAGATGAAAGCACTATTGAATGTACAATATGTGGTACTAGGACGACAGTTCTAAAAACAGAAGAAGCTATCAAACGTTGGAACACACGAAAGCCAATGGAACAGATTGTGAAAACATTGCAAAGTGAGTTGAAATTAGCAGATGAGGAAAAATATAGATGTGTAAAAGAAAATCCATTGCAATTTGATAGTGTAAAAGGTTATGCGATGGGTATAAGCAATGCACTCGATATTGTCGGAAAAGACAGTGTAGATAGAAGTATAAATTAAAAAAACAGTGTTGGCGCACTGATAATATAGAGAAGTATTAAATAAGACTAACGTGGTCTTAAATTTCCAACTGTAGACGTACAGTAAACAAAAGATAAAAGAAAAATGGATGCGCATCCTCTTAAAAGGAGGATAAACAAATAATGAAACATTTAATTTTTACTATTGTTATCACAATATTTCTTATTATTGTAGCAATTATCAATAAAAAAGATGTTAGTGGTAACAACGAAATGATAAGCAACTATGAAACAATGGTGATAAGCCCTGTTGATTACAATGAGGAATTAACGGTTATTACACCATCGCCTGTCCCCACTAAGAACCCAGTTAAAGCTGCGAAGACAGACATAAAAGAAATAGAAAAGAAGATTGAAAAGATATTAAAAACTAGTTCTAGTAACAAGGCAAGTAAAAGATTAAAAAGGTTATTTCTAAATTATAAGAAATGTATCAAAAAACATGATGATTTGATAAACCCACCTGAATCTATTTACGATTGCTTTTCAAAGGAAGACATTACATATATATGTCGTACTGTTGAAACTGAAACATATCAACAGAGTATGATACGAAAAGCTAATGTAGCAAGTACAGTATTATCTCGTTTTGAGCATGGTGCATATGGAGACTCACTCAAAGAAATAGTAACATCACCAAATCAGTTTGTTTGTGGTAGAACAGACATTTCAAAAGAAACAAAATTAGCTGTAGAAATAGCATTTATGTTCAAAACAAAATATGACGGAAGTTTATATTTTCAGAGTGCAGGTTATATGAAATCTTTTAGTGGAGCAGACTATATGGGCTTTGATGGTTGTCACTATTTTTACAAGTAAAGGAGTGCTAAATGAAAGAGATAACAATATTGCTGAATGATTTTTCAAAGATTAAAAAGTTCGCCAATGAAATATCTAAGATTTCTAGTGATGTTGATTTAGTAAGAGGTAGATATGTAGTTGACGCTAAATCAACCATAGGTATTTTTACTGTTGATTTATCAAAACCAATTAAAGTTATTTTACACTCGGACGATGAAAACGAAAGTATTAAATTTACTAAAATCATGGAGGAGTTTGTGTATGAAGACAGTTTTTAATTGGATTGCAGCCGATTGGAAAAGAGTAAAAAATCATTGCAGAACAACAGATAATAAAGATTTCACAGAGAACGAAGCAACAGATACTTTCAAAAAGAAGTTGCTTATTTCAGAACATTCACCAATCAGATTGTTGGAATTTGATTGGTCGTGGAAGTCAATTTATTACTGGTTGTCAACCGAATGGTCGAGACACCGATTTGAAAAATTCATTAGTAGTCAAAGAGATGACCGACTAATTGATGAAATTCCAAGAGGTGAAAAACCACAAAATGCTTTAGTAAATTTTGATGGGTATGCAAATATGCAAAACCTTATTGACGCTTGGAGAAAAAGATTATGTGGAGCAGCTACAAAAGAAGCAAGAGAACTTGCTGAAGATTTTAAGGTTGAATTACATAAGACACATCCATACGAATCGGATGTATTAGTTCCTCATTGTATATACAGAGCAGGATGCCCGGAATTTCAGTGTTGTGGATATATTACTGAATTTATTAAATGGGCAAAGGATAATAACAAAGAAATTAATTGGTTGAATATACAGTCAAGATACGACTTGTATAATGAGTTTTTCTACGAAAAGAGAAGCAATAATTAAGATTAATATAAAAGAGGTGATTAGTATTTTAGTATTATTAGGAAAAACATGTGCAGGCAAAGATAGTTGTGTAAAAGAACTTGTAGACCATATGGGTTATAAAATGATAGTCAGTTACACAACAAGACCTATGCGTGATGGGGAGGTGGATGGTATCACGTATAAGTTTATTGATAAAGAAAAGTTTCTAACTTTGAAAAAAAAGAACTTTTTTGCTGAAACTACTTCTTATAATGTAGCAACTGGCGAAACGTGGTATTACGGTATGTCTATGGAAGATATATCTAAAGCTGATGAAAAAACAGTAGTTATTCTTAATCCAGAAGGTCTTAGAAAAGTTAGAAAAATCAAAGGTTTGAACATTGTAGCAATTTACATTGATGCTAAAAAATCAGTTATAAAGAAGCGATTAAGAAAACGTGGAGATAACAGGAAAGAAGCTAAAAGAAGAATAAATGCTGACGACATAGATTTTCAGAATATTGAAAATGAAATAGATTATGTTATTCCAAATAATCAACACAATAATATTGAGACACAAGCTTCTTTAATAGACTTTATCTATACTGATGAAATTACTTGGAGAAAACAATATGAAACTTATGATTGATTTTGACGGTTGTATTATCAATACTATTACAACCATCACAAAACTCTATAACGAAGATTTTAAGTATTATAAAGATTTTTACCCTGTAAAATGGACAGATATTAAAACGTGGGATTTTACAGAACTAAGCTGTGCATCAGCAGAGTATATAAATACATACTTTAACCAACCACGCTTTTTTGAAAATATAGAGTATATGCCTTGGGCAGAAAAAACATTAGATAGATTGCGTGAAAAATATGAAATTACTATTGTTTCTTCTGGTTACTCGCCAAATCTTAAAGGTAAAGAAATATGGATTAATAAGCATATTCCTTATGCTAAATTTATTGGTGTCAACCTCAAAGAACATAAAGACAAGTCTCATGTAGATATGTCTGATAGTATATTTATAGATGACAGTGTAAACAACCTTTCTACAAGTAACGCTTTATTAAATATTTGTTTTGGCGACAAATACGAATGGAATGAAGACTGGGAGGGATATCGAGCTTATAACTGGTTTGAAGTTCAAAAAATGTTACTAAATGATTAAATAAAAGGAGGATGCGATAATGGATTGTACATATTGTTTTATATTTGGAGCTGTGATGGGCTGTATTATTGGAGCAGTCTCTACTTTTGTATTAGTTGTTGGAAATGAGGGGAAATTCGTATGAGTAAATTAGTTTTATATTCGACACACTGCCCTCGCTGTGTCGTGCTTGAAAAGAAGCTAAAAACAAAAAATATTGAGTACGAAGAGGTAAACGATGAGAATTTAATGCTTGAAAAGGGCTTCACAACTGTACCAATGCTTGAAGTAGATGGTGTGGTTTTAAATTATAAAGAGGCAAATGAATGGATTAATAATAACTAAGGAGGATGATAATGGAGATTAATATTAAACTTAACAAGGACTTTGAGCGATGTCTTGAAGATTTAAAAAAGAAATATGGTGAGGACTTTGAATATATCAATGGAGTCCATCCGTCACAGTTAGATTATTCTGAATTTATTAACAATTTTGTTAGAAAAGACACTCTTGCAGATGTTAGTATCGACCCTAATGCTAATGCGAATCATAGAGACATCCGTAGTTTTATGTCAGAAAAAGGAAAGAGTGCAGATAAGTTGTTTGGATTAAACAAAATTTTCTTAGAAATTAAGAAAAAGTGGGGGTTAAGAATAGCAAAACAGTGGTTAGAACAGGAGTTTAGCAAAGGGTTTTATCTTAATGATTCGGCTACAGCAAGTTACTTTCCTTATTGTTGGGCAAATGATTTAACAAGGTTGTCTACAGAGGGATTATTCTTTTTAAACAGATATAATCATCAACCACCAAAACATTTAACCACATATTTTGATAATGTAATTGAGTTTATTTCATTTTTATCAAATCGTCAGTCAGGAGCTGTCGGACTTCCTAATGTATTAATATGGGCATATTATTTCTGGAAAAAAGATGTAGAAGAAGGATATTATATGAAAGACCCTGATTATTATTTAAGACAATGTTTTCAAAAGTTCATTTACAGACTTAATCAGCCATTCCTTCGTATCGACCAAAGTTCCTTTACAAATATTTCTATTTTTGATAGATGTTATCTTGAGTCATTATTTGGAGGGGTAGAGTTTCCAAATGGAACATTTGCAATTGATTATATTGAGGAATTAATTGAGTGTCAGAAAATTTTTATGGAAGTAGTTAGCGACATCAGAGAATCGAATATGTTTACATATCCAATTCTTACATATAGTTTGCTTTATAAGGACGGAGAATTTGAAGATAAAGATTTTGCAAGATGGTGTTCTTCACATAATCGTAAATGGTCGGATTCTAATTTTTTTATAAGCGACAATGTTGGTGTACTGTCGAATTGTTGTCGTCTCCTCTCAGATGTTAATGAATTAGACCCATTTATCAACTCTATTGGTGGCACTGCTTTATCAGTTGGCTCTTGTCGTGTAAGTACAATTAATCTTGTGAGAATTGCCTATGAGAGTAAATTAAATAAGAAAAAATATCTTGATATTCTAAAAGATAGAGTAACACTTGACTGTAAAGCATTATATTCTATGAGGCATATTCTCAAAAGAAACATTGAAAAAGGTTTGCTCCCTAACTACCAAGATGGCGCAGTTGAATTTGACAAGCAGTTCTGTACAATTGGCGGAATAGGTATGTATGAAACTATGGATATGTTTGGGTTAATAAACACAGATGAATTTGGCAACAAGTCATACTCTGACGAAGCAGTTGAGTTTGCAACCTCTATCCTCGAAACAATTAATGAAATAAAAGATAATTTTGTAAAAGAACATGAATGTGATTTCAAATATAATGTAGAGATGATTCCAGCCGAAAACTGTGCAGGTGTTATTTGTACTGCTGATAATCTATTGTATGAACAAGATAAATATTTCATTTATTCTAATCAGTGGATACCACTTATGGAAAAATGTACTATACAAGAAAAATGTAGGCTTGGTTCATTGTTTGATGCAAAGTGTGGCGGTGGTTGTATTGCTCATATTGATATTCAAAATAGATTTCCTAATGATGAAGTTGCATGGGAGATGCTTAATTATGTAGCGTCACAGGGAGTTATTTATTTTGCATTTACTACAAAGATTAGTATTTGCGAAGATAGACATGCATTTATTGGAACTAAGAATTGCCCTAATTGTGGTAAGCCAGTTTATGATACATATGGCAGAGTAGTTGGTTTTTATGTTCCAACAAGTAGTTATCAAAAGATTCGTAAGAAAGAATTTGATAAAAGACAATGGTATGATGCTGCGTCAAAGGATGGGATTTTATAATGATAACAAAGGGGATAAAAGATGAAGATTTTGTAAACTACAAAAAGCCATCAATGTTTGTTAGTTTCCCTTATTGTTCATGGAAATGTGAAAAAGAATGTGGTAGAAAAGTGTGTCAAAATGGCACACTTGCCACATCTCCTAATATTGAAATACACCCTATGAATATAGTTAGAAGGTTTAATAACAACAAAATAACGAGTGCTGTTGTTGTGGGTGGATTAGAGCCTTTTGATTCTTGGGAAGATTTATTTGCTCTTGTCATAGCTTTTCAAATGAACTCAAAATGTCCCGACATTGTTATTTACACGGGGTATTACAAAGAAGAAATTACAGAATGTATTCAGAGATTAATAGATATATATGATGGCACTTTAATAATAAAATTTGGTCGCTTTATTCCCGACCAGCAAAGACATTATGATGAAGTGTTGGGTGTTTATTTAGCATCTGACAATCAATATGCAGAGATAGTTAATCAATCAAAGGAGTATAAATAATGAAAATAGAACTTAGTAAAAACACCGAGCGTGTTGCAGAGATAGATAGACTTATAGAAGAGAACCAGCAGAAGTATGGTAAGCGTTATTGCCCATGTTCCATAGTGCGTAACGATGACACGGTATGTATCTGCAAGGAGTTTTTAGAGCAGGAAGAACCCGGTGAATGTCATTGTGGCAAATACGTCAAGGTAGAAGTGTAGGTGATTAGATATAGCAAATTACCTAATGAAGTACAAAGGAAAGTACAGATTAAAAACAGAATATGATGCAGACCTAAACTCGTTTCCTAGAGATTTAAACGGTCAATTTTCCGACAATGATGTGTTTATAGACTGCTATAATAAAATTCAAATTTTCGCCTATAAAAGTCGAATTTTGCAAGCATATTGCCCATCATTACAACGAGGTCGCAATATTATTAAGGCAATAAAACAGGTATTTCAAGAGGATATTATCTTCGACATTGAAGAGACAGATTCAGAACTATTATTTAAATT